GGAAAAGTCACCAAGCCCTGATGAGGTGATGGCATGACTGTATCCGTCAAGGAAGTAAAAAACTTTCTTCGTGTGGATCATAACGATGACGATTCGCTTATCCGCAGCTATATTTCTGCTGCGGAGGCACTTTGCCTTGACATTCTCCGCACTGAGGACAGAACGATATTAAAATCAGCAAAGAATGCAAAAATAGCGGTGCTTTATGCCATCGCCTATTTTTACGAACACAGAGAAGAAGCACTGAAGGTGTGAATTTATGGATGAACTTATATCAATACTGAACGAGATCGGACTGCCCTACGCTTACGATCATTTTGCGGAGGGCGAGTCACTAAATCCGCCTTTTATCTGTTATCTCCTGCCGGGCAGTGATAACTTCGCAGCTGACGGCAGGGTCTATTATATGATCAGTGATGTACATATCGAACTGTACACCGATTACAAAAATACGGAGCTTGAGCTGAAAGTGGAGGATGTCCTTGACAGGCACAACATTTTCTACAATAAATCCGAGGTATGGATAGACAGTGAAAAGCTCTATGAGGTGATGTATTCTTATGAGATTGGGGGAACCGATAATGCCGAATAAAAAGAATAAAGTCAAATTCAATATCTGCAATGTGCATTACGCAGTCGTTAAGCTTAATCCTGACGGGACAGCGACATTTGATACACCTGTGCCGATGCCGGGTGCTGTGTCTCTGTCACTTGATCCTAACGGTGAGCCTAAAAACTTCTATGCCGATGGGTTCGCATATTACACTATCAGCAACAATATGGGATATGAGGGCGATTTAGAGCTTGCCCTTATCCCGGAGAGTTTCCGCAGAGATGTTCTTAAGGAAACTATCGACAGCAACGGAGTGCTTATTGAAAACTCAAATGTTGAAACGGAGAACTTCGCACTCCTCTTTGAATTTGATGGAGACGTGCGAAAGATACGTCATGTTATGTATTACTGCTCTGCAAGCAGACCTACCATTGAATCACAGACCAACGAGGACGAGATCGAGGTTAAAACAGAAAAGCTGACAATAAAGGCTGCTCCGCTTGGCAACGGACTTGTTAAGGCAAAAACAGGTGATGATACCAATGACGAAGTATATCTCAACTGGTACAGCGAGGTGTATCTGCCTAATGCGGCAGCAGGCGGACAGCCAAATCCGTAAGTGACTGAATGGAGGTATACAATGAGTTTGACACAGACGATAGAAATTGACGGACAGCCGGTAAAGTTTCGTGTATAGGCTTCATCTCTGCGCCACATTTCTCACATCTAACAATATCTTCGTTCATATTATCACCATATTATTCTCATTTACTTCAAGATAATTGAAAGGTATCTGCCGTCAAAAGGTTGCCCCCAACCATGTGTATCATCCCATTCATATTTAGGAATATCTCCAATTTCAGGCAAAGTAATATGATCGGCTTTGAGTATCCTGCTGATCTCTTGCAAGTATTCCTTCGTTTCCGATGCATCAAGCTCTACAGCCGTATATGCGTACTCCATCGCAATGTCATAGACCAAGTGCATAATAGTGTTTAAGTCTTTATCATCATCAGGTTTCGGTAACAAAGCAGTGAAATAAACATATTCCTTTTCTGTTATATAGTCGAATTCTGATGAAGTAAAGTCATTTGCTTCAAACAGGTATTCAGGAATGATCTCCATATAACGATATGCGCTATTGTCGATATAGTCGCTGTTGTCTATGATCTTCCACATCATTTCTGCAACAGCAGACATATCTTTGTCGGGATATTTGAAGGTAACATAACGTTCAAAACACATAATAGCGTAGGTTACACGACCTCTGATTGAGAGAGTATCATAAATTGTTTTCATAGCATTATCTCCTTATTCAGTCCATCCTGTATAGTTTTCTTTGATTCTTCCTTTGTATGCGTAGGTACAGTTTTCACATGATTTTTTGGCTTTCCCCATAGAATTAGGTTTAGCGCTGATAGTATAAATTCTCATGTGCCCAAACTCAACACCATCATGTAAAGCCTGATTGATCGCATCTGCTTCAGCACAATTCCAAGGAGTTGGAAGACCGTTAAGAGATTTATGAGGCAGAATCGCTTTCAGCGTAGGGTGTATAGTATCTCCGAATTTATCTATGCCGCCATTTCTGCCAAAGTATAGCTTTCCGGTCAATTCGTCAAATACAACACAGGCTGTATTAAACTTATCACTTTGTCTTTTAGAAACATTTGCAGGCATCCTTGATACAACTTCTTCAGCCCAAGATACGAGCTGCCTTTTCAAGTTTTCGGGTTTCATACCCTGTTCTATCTTCTGCCCCTTTGTACCTGTAAACTGGTGGCTATCACTCTTACTCATTACTTCGCCCTCCCTGCAAACGCTTTGTTTGTCTTGCTGGGATAGGTAAGAATCGTTATGCCCTGTTCTTCAAGCTCCTTGAAGCACTTGTAATTAGCCGAGCCGTATACAATGATCGTATGGGGATGAAGTCGTCTTACTAACTCTTTCAGCCCTCTCTCAAAGCGTTCACGATCTTCGAGCTTACGGGGACTTCCGCCAACAGTGCCGATAGCAACAACGCTGTTTTCGGGTATACCGTCAAAGCAGTACCAGTATGTCTCGTGAGTACCCCAACGGGCATTGTTGATAACAGCATGACCGCAGAGTGTACCATACCAATAGCCGAAGGCTCTCATACGGTATGTATTCCAGAGCTTTAGCGGCAAGGGAAAATCCTGATAAAGCGAAAAGTCTGGCGTGATTATTCCGGAAAAGTGACTCAGAATTTTATAAGCCTGTTTGCTCCTGAACCATATACCGAAAATCGAATCAAATTCGTGGTCATCCTCATAGAAGCAAACGAACGCATCACTAACAAAAGCCTTGTTACCTTTACGCAACTGTATGCGGTATTCTTCCTTTGCTTCCTTGTAGGTAATTATTTTCTTAGGAAACGTAATGGCTGTTGTCGGACAGTACGGAATATCGTTTGCCGAAAACTTTGCACCTGATACCATGTACGGTCTCCACCAGACATCCTTGATACCTTTCCTGATACTATTAAATTGTAATTTCATTATATATTTATAACCTCCTCGGTTAATGCAGATTACAACAAAATGACTGCATGTGTACATTTTGAGGGCATCTCCGAGAAGGCTATGAAGTGTCTAAGTTCGTTACCATTATTCGGAGATGCAGCCGATGATTCCTAAAAAGTCAATAGGCAATTTGCACAAACAATGCAAAACCCTATTGACTTATCCTCCGGGTAATGATACAATCTACATGTCTAAGTTCGAATATCATTATTCGGAGAGAAAGCTGTTTTGACTATTGGCGTAGTCATTGCAGCTTTTTTCTTTTGTCGTTTGATACAATCAATGGCATCACATCCTTTCAAAGTTATATTCCCGCAGCAAGTTCCAATAACTCAATGAAGAAAAACTTCCTGCCACGCTTTCTGTCATCTCCCTGTAGTATTTGTTCAGATTCAAGCGTATTCAGGTAACGGATAGCTTGACCACGAGAAACATTTAACCCAAATGGGCAAGAAGCCCCCGCCTCTAAGCGATAGCGTAGGCGGTGGGAGTATGTCACTTTATCCGATAAATAATCAGCCGTTATAATGGGATGAGTGAACAAGCATTCTACAATAGAGTCAAATTTCGGACTGTTGATTCTCTCCGATACTATCCTTTTTGTTTTTAAGTATAGGTCATTCAAAGATTCAATATAACCCAAATGCTTCTGGGTCTGTATGACAATTTTTTTTGAAAGTATTTTATCCAATTGTTATAATTGTTGTTGCGTGAATCTGTAAGCATATTATAGTATACTGCTTTATCCAGACTGATTGTTTCACTTAAATAGAAAAAAGGAAAATTAATGACGGCGGCTTTGAAAAAATACAAGCTCACAAGCAATCGTCCTACTCTGCCGTTACCATCGGAAAAAGGATGAACCGACTCAAATTGGGAGTGAATAATCGCCGCTTTTATTAAAGGGTTAAGATTATCGGCTGTATCATTCATAAAATCGATCAATTCAGTCATATATGTTTTTGTCTCCGTATGTGTAGGCGGAACAAAAACAACCGTTCCAGAACTGTTTACGATTCTATTGTCGGCTCTTTTGTACTTTCCAAGAGTATTGTTCTAATTCCTTTTTGAGAAAACAGATGAACATATGCTTTTAGTGTACTTTCTGCGTAACTTCTGATGATTGGATTATCGTTGCTTTTTCTTGCATCTATTATAATCAGTTCATCAACATCAATAAGACTATCAGCTATTAAATCGAATTCTTCAGATGTATCGACCTTTTCGTCTAAAATATCTGTACTTATTTTTCTTACATATGTTGTATTACAATCAAAGAGATTGTATGGCTCACTATAGTTTTGTATCTGATTTAATGTTTGTTTACTTATGCTTGACTTTACAAACTGTATTTCTTGATGTTCTGATACAAAAAGATATTTTTGTCGACAATAAGTGTTTTGCAAGTCACTCACCTCAAAAATCAAAATACAGAGGCATTTGAACACTAATTGCTTTTTGGAGAGCGACTTTCAGTTTATTAGCAACGCTAACAAATTCTTTATTAATGTTATTGGAAATGTGTTTATTCAAAATCTCTAATGCTTCTTCTTCGTTAGCTATTTCAAGAGTTTCTTCCTCATAAATATCGATAATAATATCGAACTTTTCGTTCCACTCATCAAATACAATTGATAAGATATAATATTCTTTTTCTGAAAGTTCTACAGTGAAAATATTATTCCATTCTTCATTAAATGAGTTATGTTCTTCTATACCCTGACTATTAAGAGGCACATTCAAAAAACATTTCTTCCATTCTAATGACATCACATTTCCTCCTTTTGAAATGGTACAGCCCCCTCACCCCGAAGGTGGGGCGAGGGGCTGACCACATGATTTTTAGTCGGTTTTTGTTTCTATTGCTGCGAAATACTTCACTGGTTTAGTACAAGATCCATCTTCATATACAATGATACTGTTGTCGGCTACCATAGCATAGAAGAAACTATCAGTAGGATATTCCCCACTATTAACAAATTCTTCGGCTGTTAAGCCTCTTTCGGAAACATCATCAAAGAGATAGTCGATGAAAACAAGATATTTTCTTGCTCCATCAGGAATAACATTTTCGCTGCACGGAACATATGCCTGCTTGAGTGTTGACTGATATGCCTGAAATGTATGAATACAGCCGCATTCAGGACATCTCCATACGCATAAGAAATCATCATCACCATCAAGAACATATCTTATAATCGGCTTATCGGTCTTAGCAAATGAATTCCACAACTCTGTGGAAAAAGCAGTATACTCTATACCATTCGGCTCATCATGATAATGGATTCCAAATCCGCAGTTACTGCATTTTAACGATGCCATAAGATTACCTCCTTAATTCAGTTTGTATATTTTATCATTTATCCAAAGTTCAAGTTTACCTGTTACAAATCCCTTGTGTTCGGCACTTAAAAAGCCTTTTTTGATTGCATCGTAAACCTCTGATTCTGAATAATCTTTACTGTGTCTTGAAAGAATTACTACTTTTCCCTCACGATGTGTTTCAGTCGGATACCGATAATCATCACCGTGAATCTGCTCAAATGCATGTCTGATTTTTTTCTCGATGTTATCAGGATTCACTGAAGATAAGCCTTTTACCTCAATATGCTGTCCTTCAACCGATAAATCAGCTATTGGCTGTCCATTTTTTTCTTGTAAAAAAGCAACATATTTGCCCTCTTCAATGTAATGTTCTGCAACCTCAATCGCATTCTTATCTTTTACCTTATGCCCACCGGTATCATAGTAGCACTTATCCTTAATACGACCGCTTGCTCCACCGTAACCGCCCATCAGCCGCACCTCCTTGCTCTCCACATTTGACTATAACCAAGTATCGGGATTATACGAACTCCCGGATATTTTGTGTTAAGCCATTGCGGATAGTTGCCACATACAACGAGTGCATAAGGTTCAAGAGTTAATACAAGTGCATCGACTCCGCCAATAAACAGTCGGCAAGCCTCCGGATCTGAAAGACCACCATTAGTTGTGATAGCATATGTAGAATGCTTGGGTAACCCATCAAAGCACCAATCCCATGTATTCTCTCCAGCAAATCCGGCAGTGGGTATTACATTAGGATTAATTTTCTGCATCGCATATGTCATGACTCTATTGCGATAACAATTGCGAATCTGTGTCTCTTCCGGTATATCACGATACATACTAAAATCGGTTTATATCAAGCCTTTTGCAGAGCGTATATACGGCACATACTTATAAAAGTTGTGCCAGTATCTTTCAAACTGCTCGTCACCAACGAAGCAGTGGTACCAATTCATTGAGATATTTCTATCGCTCATCATATAGTTCATAGGCAACGGCATAACATCAGGAATCAGCTTCTGTTGAGTTACAGCAGGAAAACCATGTTTGCCCACAAACGTTGCATCCGATGCTAACATATCACCTATGAAATCGAGCTGATATTCAAAATAATTCGGTTTGCTTATAGCATATTCCTCCTATCATTTTTGTTTTTGTCGATTATGTCAATAGACAAAGTTCCCAGAATATGCTACAATAAACTTTGCAGAAGTTGTGCATATAGCATAACCAGGAACGCATAGGGATACTGCTACCAACAGTATTTTCCCTGTGCGTTTTTTCTTTGTCAGAATAAGTAGTTCATGGGAATCAGTCCTTTCTATTTGTACATTTTCATAGCCTTAATACATCAAGCAGTTCGTAACAGAAAAATGTCCTATTCCTTTTCCTGCCATCTGTATCTATGATTCCACTTTTCAGAAGAACATTTATATATCTGTTAATGGTTGCGGGTGAAAGATTGGTTTCCTTCTCAAATTCAGATAGTGATAAAATCGGCTGCTTATAAATAGCGTTTATCAAATCAACAACTGCATTATTTGAAATAAGAGATTTTGCCAAAGCAAGATGCTCTTCATACATCTGATTGATTCTTTCAACGATGTAAATGTACTTTTCGCATTGTTTTGCTACGGTTTGCAAAAAGAACCTTATCCAATCATTCCAATTTCCCTTTTCTCTTGTACCATCCAGAAGTCTGTAATATTTGAATTTGTCAGATTCTAAGGCTTCACTTATGAAAAAACACGGCAAAGAAATTTGTTGCTTTTCATAAAGATACAGCGGAATCAATATTCTGCCAACCCTACCGTTTCCGTCATCAAAAGGATGAATTGTTTCCGTTTGAGCGTGGATGATAGCTATTCTAATCAAAGGCTGCAAAGAATCTTGTGGATTGTTGATATAATCGATCAGGTTTTTCATGAGAAGTGGAACATTCTCGGGAGTGGGAGGAATATAAGTGATCTCCCGTGAGCCATTTGTCAATCCGATAAAATTTTGTGTTTTTCTATATTTACCTATTAGCGCATTTTCACGCTTTCTGACATTTCCGGAAAGTAGTGACTCATGAATTTTGCATAAGAATTCATCAGAAAAACCACTTCTTCTCAGCATTTCAAGTCCAAGTACAGTTGCCTTAAAATAGTTAGAAACCTCGTTTAAATCCTGATTGTTTGTATCAGGCTCTATCTGATTAATTAAAACTCCGTCAAGTGTTGCTTGCGTTCCCTCGAGTTTTGTAGAAGCAATAGCTTCTTTTTGCTGCAAAGTTGGCATGAACCAACTGCTGTCAAGTTTGCTATCTTTGATTTTTTCTTTGTAAACCTCAAGTTTTGAAGTTGCTTCTAATAACTCATTAATAAAAACACTATAATCAAGTGTATCAGCAGGCAACGGTAACATGACCGGATTAAACGCTTTCTTCATAGTTATCACTCCTTTTTTAATATATGACTATTGTACATCATTAAAAATCAAAAGTCAATAGTTTTGATTATAATAATTTTATTAAAATCAAATTTATATAGTTATCAAAGACATTTTAATATTCAGTTAGTGGTAGTATGGTTTATTTGACGGCAAGGACGGTTATTGGTATGGTTTCTGGCATGGCGGCAATAACAAAAACAGTGCTGTTATTAAGAAAATCAAAATCAGTAAAGCTGATTATTCCTTTACCGAGGGAAGTATGACCGTCAATGGTGTAATGACTCAGGCGGTCGGCTATCACGGTGGATACAACGGAAATCCTCACAGGAATGTTCAGAGTGTTCTTCAGAACGGCTTTCTTTATATGGTTTCCAATGATAAAACAAAGGTCTACAAGATAAACATAGAAAATCCGGCTGATGTAAAGGAAATCCCTCTCGGCTCTGCGACAAACTACAGCTGCAGTGATGATTACTATAACAGTGGAAAGAATTATCTGGTAAACATCGGTGATTGGATAATAGGCAGTGACTTTATGATAAACACGGAGGATAAGGTTTTCAGAAAAACAAATAATGCACCCTGGACTTATACCAGTACACCTCTGTTCCAATATGGTCCCTATCTGTTCAGCTTTGGCGGATACTACGCTAACTCAACAAGACAAAACTTATTCCTGTGGACACCGTACTTGGCGACTATTAATAATCTGGAAACATCAGTTATCAAAACAGCTGATAAGACTATGAAAATAACATATACAATACAAGAAGAATAATTACGGAATCAGGCGGCAGCTTTCGGGCAGTCGCTTTTTTCATACATTTTTATAAAAGGGAGCGTGATGCTTAATGAAGGAATTCTGGTACACGATACAGTTTATTTTTACTGTGTTGGGCGGTTGGCTGGGGTATTTTCTCGGCGGCTGTGATGGGTTGCTTATTGCACTCGTGGCATTTGCAGCAATCGACTATATCACAGGGTGCGGGTGTCCGGTGGACACCTCTGCCGCAGGCAGAAGCACCGACCGAGCCGGCAGGCGAGAAAGATGTGTGCTATAAGTGAAAAGAAGCTGTCCAGCAAAGTAGGCTTTAAAGGTATCTGCCGCAAGGTACTGATTTTCACTCTCGTTGGTGTTGCAAACATCATCGATGTGCAGGTCATCAGCACAGGCAGTGTATTCAGAAGTGCAGTGATCTTCTTTTATTTATCCAATGAAGGAATATCGCTGTTGGAAAACGCAGCTCACCTCGGACTTCCTATTCCGAAGAAATTAAAGGAAGTACTTGAACAGCTGCACAACAGAATCGAGGAGGACGATAAGAATGATTAAAGGAATTGATGTATCATCATGGCAGGGAAATATCGACTTTGCAAAGGTAAAGGCAAGCGGTATTGACTTTGTAATTATCCGTGCCGGATACGGCAGGGAAACAAGGCAGAACGACAACTGCTTTGAGCTGAATTACAGGAACGCAAAAGCCGCAGGGCTTGATGTGGGTGCTTATTGGTATTCATACGCTGATTCAGCGGAGGACGCTGTAAAAGAGGCTCGTGCCTGCATGGAAGTAATCAAGGGTAAAAAGTTTGAATATCCCATTTACTTTGACCTTGAGGAGCAGAGCCAGTTTGCGAAGGGCAGGAATTTCTGTGATAGTGTTATTAAGGCATTCTGCGGTGAACTGGAAAAGAACGGTTACCTTGCCGGACTTTACTGCTCTACATACTACCTGAATAATTACATCTCAAATGCAGTAGCCGGAAAGTATGCACTCTGGGTCGCACAGTATAAC